TCGCCACGACTGGAGCGCGAAGCCGGACCTGGTGGAGCCGGATGCGGACCCAGAGCGGACGCATCACCCCTACAGCTACTTCAGCACCTGCCCGGCTTGCGATGCGAGCAACCAGCCGCAGGCTGCGTGGGAGCGCAGCCTGGTGAAGGCGCACGGGCTGAGCACCGGGCCGCGCACGGCCGAGGGGCTGGCGGCCACGGGCGCGAACCTGGAGGGGCACCCGACGCCGGACGAGGCGCTGCGCACGCGGTTCAACGCGATGAAGCACGGGATGAATGCGCGGGTGGCGAACTACTTTCCGGCCAAGCCGGATGGCTACACGTTCTGCAGCCGCTGCGATGTGGACCGGGACTGGTGTGCGGAGCAGCCGGCGTGCGTGAAGCAGACGGAGCTGTTCATGCTGCACAGCGCGGCGTTCGAGCAGCGCAACCCGAGGGCGCTGGCGAAGATCCACGGGGACTTGCATGCGGCGCTGGTGGCCTCGCTGCAGATGTGCCTGCAGGCGGTGCTGGGGGACGGCGTGGTGATCAAGACGCCGAAGCTGGAGATGGTGCCGGATGCCGATGGTGTGCTGCGCAATGAGGCGGTGAGCTACATCGATGACAAGGGCCAGCTGCGCTACATCTATGAGTACCAGAGCAACCCGGCGTTCAAGCCGATCGCGGACCTGGTGACGCGGCTGGGCCTGAGCTTGAGCGACCTGGGCATGACGATCAAGGCGCAGGACGACGAGGAGAGCCAGCTGCGCGGGCAGCTGGGCAGCGAGGCGAAGCCGCTGGAGCAGCTGGCGGACTTCAGCCAGCGGATGGCGAGCGTGCTGGACCGGATGCCGGATGTGATCGCCCGGGCGCGGGCGGCGGCTGAGAAGGACCCGGTGCTGCTGGAGCATCAGCAGCAGACGGGCGGGGCAACATCGTGAGAACAGCGTCGTGAGGGTGACGGCGGCGCAGCGCGTGAAATCTGGCTCGGTGGCGGAGGCGGAGATCCTGCGTTATGCGCAGCCGGACCCGGCGACGGGCCTGCGGCCGCACGCGCTGTGGCACAAGCATGTGCACAACGTGGAGCTGGACCCGGTGCAGATCCTGAAGATGGTGGAGATGGACACGCACCGGAACACGGTGGACTTCAGCTGCCGGCGCACCGGCAAGACGGCGGTGAAGGAGATGTACAACCTGGAGCGGCTGGCGACGCAGGCGCACCAGGAGTGCGGCATCGTGGCCCCCCGGCTGCAGCAGAGCCAGAACAACCTGCGCTACATGACGGAGGCGATCCAGCGCAGCCCGATGCTGCGGGCGTTCGTGGCCTACAAGATGGGGCGGCCGCAGCTGAAGGACACGGCGTTCGAGTTCGCCAATCACTCCAAGGCCGGGGCTTACGGGATCATGAGCCAGATCGACGGGGACTCGATCACTATCGCCGACGTGGAGGAGGTGGACGACATGCCGCAGGAGCGGCTGATGAGCCGGTTCCTCCCCATGCTTGGCGCGGCGCGGCGGCTCGGGGTGGACGCCGACGCGGTGAAGTTCGAGCCGGAGATCCGCATCACGGGGGTCTACAAGGGCGCGGGGGTGCTGCAGAGCCTGATCGAGACGGGCGGGTATCACACGCTGACCACCGTGGACCTGCACCTGGGCCTGGCGCTGGGGGCGCTGAACGCGAGCTGGGCGGCGGACATGCAGGCGCAGCTGCCGGCGGATGAGTACATCCGGCAACTGCTGTGCAAGAACATCATGGCGCGCAACTGGATCTGGGAGCAGCACATCCGCCGCGCGCTGGCCGTGGGGCTGGAGGCGGGGCTGGAGCGGGCCGGGCCGCTGCCAGGGCTGCGCCACAAGAAGCGCGGCATCGTGAGCTTTGGGTACGACCACACGGGCCATGGCGAGCGGCCGGAGGCGAGCAAAAGCTGCCTGGTGGTGACGGAGGCGGTGGGTAACTTCGTGACGGTTCTGTTCGTCATCAGCTGGATGCCGGGGGTGGACGACAAGGTGGTGGGGCGGGCGCTGGTGGCGCTGTGGGCTTACTTTCGGCCGGACTATGCGATCGGCGATGCCTATGGCATCGGCATGCTGACCTGGGTGTGCGACGAGCTGTTCAGGCAGGGGCTGACGGAGATCAACCGCGAGACGGTGGATGAGGGCAACAGCACGGCGACGAGCTGGAGCAAGTGGCCGTTCGCGCCGATGCGGTTCGAGGGGATGACGAAACACATCATGGCCAGCGCGGTGCGCGAGCTGTTCCACCACGGCCGCGCGGCGGTGCCGTATGTGGACACAGGCTGGGATGGCGAGGACCCGGAGTGGCTGGCCTTCGTGCGCCAGGTGGGGAACATGAAGGCGCTGCCCACGAAGGCGAGCTACAGCAGCTTTCAGATGGTGGACCAGAAGATCGGGGACGACTACTTCGACGCGCTGTGCGCGGCGGTGTATGCGCTGCTGACGCGGGGGATGGAGGACGCGCCGGCGGTGGTGTCGGCGCGGCGGGTGGGGCGGGATCAACTGTTGGGGCTGGGCGGTGGCCTGGCGCTGGCGAGATAGGAGCAGGCGATGGGCTACATGAAACAACTTGCCAGCAAGGGCGCTGACTTGATGCGCGCGGCGCTGGCCCCGCTGTACGACCGGCCGGCGGGGGAGCGGGGATCGCGCACGCCGAGCGACGTGGCGATGCGGCGCTACTACCGGCAGTTCGCCATCAGCACCGAGGTGCGCGAGAAGATCCTGCTGCTGCGTGACATGGAGCTGCGCGACGGGCGGATCAAGAACATCCACGGCCGGGTGTGCCGGGACATGATCCGCGGCGGGCTGGTGATGCAGTTCACCGAGACGGCGAGCAGCGAGAAGCTGCGCGACGAGTGGCTGGGTTTCAGCCACCGGCTGGAGCTGGACCGCGTGCAGAAGCTGCGCAGCGATGCGCGGGGGCTGGTGTGCGAGGGCAACCTGCCGCTGCAGCTGGTGCTGGACGACGCGCAGCGGGTGGTGGCGGCGATCCGCATGCCGGCGGAGACCATCGTGCCGATCGTCGACGCCTCGGGCCGGTTCAAGGACCCGACGGCGGCGTATGAGCAGCGGGACGTGATGACGGGCAAGGTGCTGGCGACCTTTGCGGCGTATCAGCTGCAGCTGGCTCGCTTTGACCCGCTGAGCTATGACGACATGGGGGAGATGGGGCGGCCGTTCCTGGATGCGTCGATCGAGACCTGGCGCAAGCTGACGATGACGGAGGAGGACCTGGTGATCCGCCGGCGGATGCGGGCACCGCTGCGGCTGTCGCATGTGTTGGAGGGCGCGCCGCCCGAGGACCTGGAGAGCTACCGCAAGACTGTGGAGGGCGAGAAGGGCGAGATCACCACCGACTTCTACAGCAACCGCAAGGGCGCGGTGACGGCCGTGCAGGGGGATGCGAACCTGGAGCAGATCGCGGACGTGGTGCACCTGCTGGACAGCTTCTTTGCGGGCACGGGCGTGCCGAAGGGGCTGATGGGCTACACGGACGGGCTGGCGCGCGATGTGCTCGAGGACCTGAAGCGGGACTACTACGACGAGATCGATCACCTGCAGGACACGCTGGCGTTCGAGTACGAGGCGATTTTCCGGATCCACCTGCTGCTGAAGGGCATCGTGGCGGGGCAGGATGAGTTCACGCTGCGGTTTGCCGAACGGCGGACGGACACGCCGAACCAGGTGGCGGACCTGGGGCTGAAGCTGGGTGCCGCAGGCCTGCCGCCGCCGATGGTGTGGACGGAGATGGGCTACGACCCGACGCATGTGCAGGCGCAGGCGGAGGCGTGGGCGAAGCGGACGAATCCGTATCCTGCGAACCCCACACCCCCAGGCGTTGGGGGCGGCGCTCCGCCGGTGAGCATCACGCCAGGCAATGCGCCGAAGGGCGGCAGCGCGACGAGCATCGGCGTGGCGGGCAGCAACGGCGGGCGCGGGCGTGGCTGATCAGACGGCTGTTGCCACGTCAGCCGCGATCCGCCGCGCCAGCCAGGCGGCGCGCAATGCGATGCAGCAGCTGGATGCCTCGGCCGTGGCGGAGCTGACGCGGATCTACACGGAGGCGGCGGACCAGGTGCGCGGGGCGATTCAGGCGGCCAGCTTTGGCGGCCAGCAGGTGCAGATCGGGCAGCTGCAGGCGCTGCTGGGGGCGGTGGACCAGGTGCTGGCGGCGCTGGCCACGGCGCGCACGGCGGTGATCGAGGATGCGCTGCAGCAGGCGGCGGAGCTGGGCGTGCGGCCGTTCACGGCGCAGGGGCTGGCGGCGACGGGGCGCAGCGTGGCGCCGGTGGTGAGTGGCTATGACACGGTGGAGCAGGTGGATGCGGCGGTGCGCTTCGTGCGGGAGTTCCGCCAGGCGGACGGGCTGAACCTGAGCGACCGGATCTGGGCGCTGAACCGGGGCGCGAAAGAAGCGCTGCAGGGCGGCATCGAGCGGGCGGTGGTGCAGGGCTGGGGGGCGGACAAGGCGGCGCAGGAGTTCCTGCTGCGCGGCGAGCCGGTGCCGCAGGCGACGCAGGTGGCGCAGCGGGCGGCGGATGTGGGCCAGGTGCTGCGCGGGGCGGATGTGCTGGCGGATGGCAACAGCGGGGCGCTGGCCAGCGCGCTGCGGGTGATGCGCACGGAGGTGAACCGGGCGCATGGGGAGGCTTACATGGCGGTGGCCGACCAGGCGCCGTCGTTCGTGGGCTATCGGTTCCTGCTGTCGCCCCGGCACCCGAGGCCGGATATCTGCGATCTGTATGCGCGGCAGAACCTGCACGGGCTGGGGCCGGGGGTGTATCCGGACCGCAAGAGCTGCCCGTGGCCGGCGCATCCGAACACGCTGAGCTTCGTCGTGGCGGTGTTCG